CCTATATAATAGATAACATGATGCGGGTATGGTGCTAGTGGTAACACAAGACCTTGCCAAGGTTTAGTTGAGGGTTCGATTCCCTCTACCCGCTCCAATTATTGCGGAATTAGTTTAGTGGCAAAACTGGAGATTTCCAATCTTCTGTCATCAGTTCGATTCTGATATTCCGCTCCATATTATAGTAATAAATCCTACACATAGTATTCGCATATATATCAATAGCGGGATAGTAAAACAGAATTACGGAGGACTCATAATCCTCAGTTCCTGGTGCGACTCCGGGTCCCGCAACCATATACAAACTACTTCAAATTTTTAGGTGAATAATCATGGCCAGAGTCCTGTTTCTTCTCAAGCGCAGAGAAGACTATAATAGCGTATTGCATCAAAATATTGGCCTGAGTACAGGCCTTTACAATTCAGCCAAATTTATGGATGATATGTTACAGAAAAGTGGCATAGAGTCAAAATTATCTGTGTGTACAGACAACAATGATATTGATAGGGAAGTAAACTTATATAAACCAACCCATGTCATCATAGAAGCATTATGGGTTGTACCAACAAAGTTTGCGGTACTTACAAAATTACATCCAAAAGTAAAATGGATTATACGTCTTCATTCTGAGATGCCATTCATGGCAGGTGAAGGCATGGCCATGGATTGGATTGCAGAATATTCTTGTTACGATAATGTAAAGATTGGTGTTAATGCACCTAGAATGATGCGTGAAGTTAAAACATTTTTACAAACAAAACATCCTGGCCTAATCATTGATAATAGAGTTATATACTTACCTAATTTTTATCCACAAGAATATGTAAGAAAAGAATTCAATAGAAACAAAGATACAATTGACATTGCTTGCTTTGGTGCAGTTCGACCATTGAAGAATCATATGGTACAAGCAATTGCAGCCTTAGACTTTGCTAATAAGATTGGCAAGAAGTTGAATTTCCATGTGAATGCAGGCCGTATCGAAATGAAAGGCGATGCAGTCATCAATAACCTTAGAAATATGTTTGAGCATTTGAACGATTCTGGTCATCAACTGATTAATCACCAATGGACACCAAGAGAACAATTCTTGGAACTATGTGCTAACATGGACATTGGATTACAAGTTAGTTTCTCCGAAACATTCAATATTGTCGGTGCAGATTTGATTTCACAAGGTGTTCCATTGGTAGGAAGTAAAGAGATTCCTTGGTCTTCTAATGTATACAATGCAGATGCCACCGATAGTAAAGACATTGCTGATAAACTTGAATGTGCTTATCACCATCCAAAAATAAACGTTTGGTTGAACCAAATTCAACTAACAAACTACACAAACAAGACAAGGAAGATTTGGACTAAATACTTCCTTTAAGGAGTTTTATATGTCACACATGGTAAAAAGACACAAATGGGTTAACGGTATTTTAGAGTCATATAATCATATGTTTGGTTCATTTGAAGAAGCCAGAAACTTTGCTAATAGTGCTGATGCAGATACAGCTAAAGTATATGACCAGAACGGCCAGTTACTGCATGAAGTTCAACCAAATACACAAGACACTTACGCTTGATTACCTTACAAATTTAACGTAAATTATAACTACAGCCATTGCAATAGTCCATAGAAATGCAATAAATGCAAAGAAGAATTTGAGCGGTAATTCTATAAGAAAATCCGAAAAGGACATTTCTTCAACAATATCATCATCATTCTGATTGTTGTTTGAGTTCTTCATCTTCTCTTTGTAATTTTTGTTCGTATTCTTGTAATTCCAACAAGTGTATTCGTTTACGTTCGGCCTGTCTTTGAGCAATGACTTCAGGTTCTAGTTCAGGCCATCTTTGTTTTCTATCATGTGAAACCCATGCCATCAGTATTACCATCGTAACCACTAATGTAAATGCAAGAACACCATAAGATAGTTCAGTCATATACATTTTTAATTTGGCACGTTTTCTGGCTGCAGCTCTTTCTTCGTCACGGAGTTTTTTCTTTAGCAAAATCTTTTGCTCAGACCCCATAGACTTCATCATCTCACTTACATCAGTCCACAAACCACCTAATTCTTCAGGTGCGTTATAAACCATCATCTCACGCAACTCAACTTGCATTTGTTGTAATTGTTTCTTCATCAATACAAGTTGTAATGCACGTTTACCTAGACTCGATTCACCCTCATATAACTCTTCACGGTTTTTTCTTTCTTCTTCTTCAATGACAGCCATACATTTTGTCATGGCATCAAAGAAGTCACCAAGATAATTACCAAGTTCAGTATAGATACCAGTAGTCTCGCCACCACGTTTGTTTAATTCAATGACACGATTCTTTTCCTGTATGAATTGATTCTTAACTTCTACGGAAACTGGAGTGCCAGGAGGATGTGCTTTGTGGAACTGGTCGTCAAGGTCCTTCAGGACGGATTTAACCTCTCCTGCTGCACCTTTAATATCTTTGTATAGTTGACAACCTTTTTTTACGGCTGCCACGGCTGTATTAGCCATAGCAAATAGCGTAATTGGATCCATTTAAAGCCACTTCCCCTTATAATTTAATCATTATGGTAAAGATGGCACGAACACCTTGCATGTTCTTATGAATTCATGTACAATAAGTATTTATACTCGAAACCTTTTATGGAGAAAAAATGACTATTAAAGTATTAAAATTGACAAGCGGAGAAGACGTTCTAGGTGAAGCTTCTATTTTTGAAGGCCAATGGCATGTAAAAAATCCTGTAGGGATTGCAGTTGTTCGTGGTAAAGACGGACAACCAAACGTAGGTTTATCTCCATTCCCATTACATTCACCGCAAAAGAAAGATGCAACCATTGACATACCAGTAACAAGTGTAGTATACTCTTATGTACCAGCACAAGATTTTATTGATAACTATAATCAAATCTTTGGCTCAGGCATCGTTCTTCCAACTCCAAAACAAATCATCACAGGTTAATGTCTAATTTTTATACTAATGTCCAATGCTTTGGTAGTTCTATTCTCTACCGAGGCGTAATGAATGGCAAAAGAGTCAAGCAAAGAATTGACTATGAACCATCACTTTATATTCCATCCAACAAAAACGCACAATTCAAAGCATTAGATGGTACGCCTCTAATGCAAAAGAAGTTTGATAGCATCAAAGAGGCCAAAGAATACTCTAAGAAGTTTGATGAGGTTATTGGTGCACCTAAAATCTATGGAAACACTCGTTATGAGTATGCCTTTATCGGTGAACAACACAAAGGCATGGTCGATTGGGAACAAGATAAGGTTGTCATTGGTGTAGTCGATATTGAGGTCGGTTCTGAGAATGGTTTCCCTGACCCATATCTAGCTAACGAACCAATCACCGCCATTTGTATTAAGTATATCAATGGCACGACTCTTGTTTTTGGTTGTGGTGATTATGAAGTCCAAGGCAAAGAGATTTACATAAAATGCAAAGATGAATGGACTCTCTGTAAGAAATTCATTCAACAATGGGGTCATAACACACCAGACGTATTGACTGGATGGAACACCAAGTTCTTTGATATTCCATATTTGATTAATCGGTTTCGTAAGATTCTCGGCGAAGATGAGACTAAGAAATTGTCACCATGGAATTATATTGGTGAACGTAAGACTGTCATCAATGGCCGACCAATGACTGCATATGATATCATGGGTGTTTCGTCATTAGATTACATTGAACTATACAGATGGTATGCTCCTGATGGTAAATCACAGGAGTCTTATCGTTTGGATGCCATCGCTAATGCAGAGATTGGTGAAAACAAGTTGTCCTATGATGAGTATGACAACCTACACCAACTGTATCGTCTAAACTTCCAAAAGTTCATTGAATATAACATCAAAGACGTTGAGTTGATTATCAAACTGGAAGACAAGTTGAAGTTGATTGAATTGGCTTTGACTTTGGCCTACGATACGAAATGTAACTATGAAGATGTGTTTGCACAGACTAGAATGTGGGATGCATTGACATATAATCGTTTGATGCAAGATAACATTGTTGTCCCACCTAAAGATGTACAAGAAAAAGATGGTGCATTTGAAGGTGCATATGTTAAAGACGTACAAGTTGGCGCACATGATTGGGTCGCATCGTTTGACTTAAACAGTCTGTATCCACATTTGATGATGCAATACAATATTAGTCCAGAGACTCTGATTGAGCCAGAAAAATACACACCTGAAATGCTTGAAGTTCTTTCATCTGGTGTCGATGTAAACAAACTCTTGGCTAAGAAAGTAGACACATCAAAATTGGAAGGTGTCACATTGACACCTAATGGCCAATTCTTCCGTACAGACAAACAAGGCTTCTTACCTAAGATGATGGAAGAGATGTATACAGACCGCAGTAAGTTCAAAAAGATGATGTTACAATCCAAGCAGGAGTATGAAAATGAACGAGATGAATCCAAGAAGTATGAAATTGAAAAGCGTATTGCAAGATACAACAACCTACAATTGGCTAAGAAAGTTTCTCTTAATTCTGCTTACGGTGCTCTTGGCTCTCAATATTTTCGTTTTTATGACCTTAGGATGGCTTTGGGTGTCACGACAGCTGGTCAATTTAGTATTAGGTGGATAGAAGCCAAACTCAATGAGTACATGAACAAGCTATTGGAAACAAAAAATGTTGACTATGTAATTGCATCTGATACCGATTCGATTTACCTAAAACTTGGTCCTTTGGTCAATAAAGTTTATGGGGTAGATGGTAAAGTTAGTGTACCAACTGAGAAGATTATTGATTTCATGGACCGTGTTTGCAAATCTAAGATTGAACCTTACATCAGTAAGTCATATCAGGAACTTGCGGATTATGTTCACGCTTATGCACAAAAAATGCAGATGAAACGTGAGGCACTTGCAAACAAAGGTATTTGGACGGCCAAGAAACGTTACATTATGAATGTGTATGATAATGAAGGTGTTCGTTACCATGAACCAGACTTGAAAGTCATGGGTCTTGAAATGATTAAGTCATCTACACCTGCAGCTGTTCGTAGCAAGATGAAAGAGTCAATTAAGATTATGATTTCTGGAACTGAAGAAGACATGCACAAGTTTATTGCCGAGTTCAAAACGTATTTTAGCAGTCTACCACCAGAAGACATATCTTTTCCACGTGGTATTAATGGACTTGCTAAGTATGCCGATTCGTTACAGTTGTATAAACTTGGAACTCCTATTCATGTCAAAGGCGCCATACTATACAATCATCATCTAAACCAAATGGGACTAACCAAGAAGTATCCATTGATTCAGGAAGGTGAGAAGATTAAATTCTCTTATCTGCGGATGCCAAACCCATTCAAAGATACTGTCATCTCTTATCCGGCAAGATTGCCTAAAGAGTTTGACATTTCAAGGTATATCGATTATGATACACAATTCGAAAAGACCTTTCTTGAGCCAATCAAGGTCATCTTGGACTGTATGGGTTGGTCAACTGAAAAGGTTAGTTCTCTGGAAGATTTCTTCTCGTGACCATGGATAGATAATAGACATGACAATATTTAACAAAGGAATGAAATGAGTATATTAGATAAAATCAAAAAGAACAGCAGCATCAAAGATTCTGCAATTCTATCGAAATCAAAATTCTTTACAGACAAGGATATGATACCAACAGCAGTACCAATGATTAACGTTGCGTTATCTGGAAAGTTGGATGGTGGTTTAACACCAGGTCTTACAATGTGGGCAGGTCCATCCAAACATTTTAAGACTGCTTTTTCTCTATTGATGGCCAAATCTTATTTGGACAAATATGAAGACGCTGCTTTACTTTTTTATGATTCTGAGTTTGGTACTCCCCAGTCCTATTTTGACTCTTTTGGTATTGACACTAATCGGGTGCT